GTGCAATTTATAAACACAACCCGTGAAAATGTTGTAATTCATATCCGAGCAAAATTTCCTCAGTGGTTGCCCACTGAGTACAAAACTCTAAATATAAAAGACAACCACAAGTGTGGATTTTATCGTTAAACCCCATCCAAGGGCAGCAAAACGTCGCACTGACTACAACAGTACGTTTTTATGCTTAAAAGAAAAAGACATGTAAAATGTATTTAAAAGAAAAATATGCCTAAATAGGCACAGGATTAGCGGTCTGATAAAAGACCGTAGGACAACAGAGAAAGAAAAGACAGGTAAAATCAACACCAGCTCCAACTGCTGTTTGAACAGTGAGATTACGTGTGCCACTAACTTCGGCATCACTATTCGCTTTTGCAATGAGTTGCAAAAGTGCTCCCTGTTCATCAGTTCCGTCCACGGACGATCCGAGAACATAATTTGCTGGATCAACTAATGAAAAATTCCTGTTATTATAATCAGGAAGATTAAATGTTACACTAGCATTTGTTCTATTTGATGTAATGGCTAAACCAGCCAAACCATCACGAACAACTGACGCTCTTCCCAAAAAATTGGATCGAGCACTAGCAGTTGCTCCAGTAACCAAATTTGATTCATAAAACATATATCTTCGACCAGAAGTGTTCAAAGAAGTGTCCGTGAATCGAGAGACCTTAATATCATCCATAAAATTATATTTATCGGACGAAACAGTCACATTGAAATTGGTGCCACCACGATATCCCAAAAACAAACCAGATATCCAAGGCATTGGATGCATAGTGTTAAAGGCAAATGGGCTATTACCAGTGGCGGCAACAATTTTGTTGGCAGAAGTTGGCCAAGAACTTTGATAACCAGGAGTGTATGGCATACGCCTCAACACTTTATTAAACAAATAAAAGGAAAACCCAGTGTCAGCATTATTGGTATTGACAACATCTTGAATGGAGTATCTGTGTAAAATGTTCCGCAAAGAACCAACACACTCCCCAAAATTCAAGGCATATCTATCAACACCAGTTTTAGCAGGAGTACCCATGATCATTTGTGTTGAAACAACATCAGTGTGATCATCAGCCTGCAACTGAAAGAAACTGGGCACAATATTTGTACTATCAGGTCCAATATGACCTGCTGGATTGGCATACTCAAAATTTTCAGCTCCACGTACGAAAAAATCTAAATCAATCGAACCCGACACAGGTGCTGTCAATGAAGTCAAAACACGAACGGAAATGACACCATTATCAATACCCAAACGCGGTGCATTAGCATTACCAACTGACCAATTATTTGTCAATGTTTGGTCAATTTTGGACCATGGCAGATCTTGATGATATGGAATTCTTATCTCCACATCATCTTTCTCACCAATATCCAAAATCTCAGTGTAAACAGCATTTTCTGCTGGATCACTGGTAGTGATATCACCACGAGGATCGTAAGAAATTTTCAAACGACCTTTGTGAAATTTTGTGCAAACAACCTTAATACGCACTATAATATCACCTCGCCAATGTTTGAACATGGAGCCCACATAAGACAATGGTACATGATATACCTGTCTTCCCACAGTTGCTGAAAGAGTGTTAACAATATTTTCACATGTGGGTAAAAATGGATTGACTCTCGTATTCCATAACTGAGTTCCATCAGCATCTGAAGTAGACCAAGATGTTGATGAGAAAAAAGATTCCTTTGTCTTGAGATATGACAAACTCAGTTCATCAGCACTTCCAATGCCATGTGGACTTGGATCAACACTAAGTTCTTGTTTTGGGTCTAAAGCCAATTTTTGAACTTGTGTGCCAATATGTGCACTAGCCAATAAAGGACCATTCATTGGTATAAAACCATGAACATTATCAATTACTGGTACATTGGTATAACCAAACAAAGTTGCAATTTTTGACACAGCAGAAGCACCAATCTCTGTAGCTCTTGCAAAACGTCCTATAATAGGGACGTGTGTAAGAGTTTGAGCAATAGATGCCAATGCTGAAGCTGGTGCTGAAACAGGGCCATTGCCATATTCATCAGCTTGCAACACTAATTTGGATGTTGATCCCATCAATTGGACATCAGACATCCAAGCATAAACACGCACTGTCACTGCCGTTGTTCCACCAGTAACAGCAGTACGCAAAAAATTATAAACTAAAAAATTTAATGTACCCATATTTTGAACATCACTTGCACTCGTGATGTCCAACCAATTTTTATGTAAGAAAAAAGGTAATTTCATCTCACCACCAGCATTTGCTTGTGGATAAAGATAAAAACCTGGTTGTTGTGAATAAGGAATTAAATGTGCATTTCCAACTGGAGGCAACGTAATTTTGTCTCCAACAAAACCCAAAAGTGGCGAATAACACATTCGCAACATACCGTATTGAAAGGGTGTACCATTCAACACAACTTTAATATTGAGATTACCACGCAAAAAAGCGTAATTATCAATCTTCTTTTTGATTTGAGTGTTGTTTAAAAACAAATACCAGGGTTTTATGGTGTCAATGACACCAACTGTACTGGATGTTGTCCAAGTAAATGTTTCAATAAGTGTTGGTCGAGACAGAAAACTGCCAAGACCAATATCTTCTGTACCATCAACTAAGGCAACATTGTTTGTGCTCGATGGAGCATCTACGCAAACACCACCTTCATTATCTATAAAGGTGACTGTCTGCTCGGTAACAGTGGAGCTTCCAATGGCTTCACTGGTAATAACAGCCTCTGCTTCTTCCATAGTAGCAGATTGAAGTTTAAAATATTTGGAATTCTTAATGAAATGTTCAAATGGGTTATCCTTTCCCATAAGACAAGTGGTAGTTCTTCCGGTGACTACCTCAACACTTTTATTATTATTCTTATTATTACTATTTTGTGACCAATTTTTCAACAGACAAGACCGGCCAAGGCCCAGCCTGCGTGGGGGATACATCTTTCGATGCTCGCCAGAATCTCTCAACGAGATCATCCCACCCTGGGAGTGTTGAATCCGTCACATACTTATCAAAGGGTTCTTGTAAAAGAATGTTTTTGAAAAACATGTGATGGTGTTCGAATATTTTCTTTCCATAAAAGAAATACTCGGAATTTGCACTCGATATCACCGCAACCATTTGCGCGTACTTATCGATTGACTTAGAAGGCACCCACGTAGTGAGTGACTTATGGATTGACTCTTCCTCTAAAGGACAAAGCCAAGCCTTCACATCCTCATCAAAACGCCATTTGCGTTTGAGGAACTGACAATCATTAATGCTAATATATGGCACCGACTCCGACTCTTTATCAGCCATGGTATATTCAACACCAATAGTGGCTAAAACAGACTGAACAGCCGTATGGTTAAACCATGACGTGCGTTCAGAGACACCCATAATGTTATCATCCCCATACGTAAATAAGTGCACATTAGATTTAAAATCTGCACATGAACGATCAGAATTCAACATGGTGTAACAGTATCTCATATAGAGGCTATTCACCAAAGAATTGATGACAACAGTAAGTGGATGTCCCGAAGGATTTGTGCCGAAAAATTCAATTAAATCAGCATTCACACTTACTACTGGAAAGGCAACATCCTCTCCAATACACATAATTTCACGGATTTCTTCTGGTGAGAAACCCGCAGCCTCATAAACATGAGCTATAATCTGAAAAGCAGCAAGAATGAAGTCAGCGATCATACGCTTATCAAACTTACCATAATCTCCAGCCACAATACGTTCATCACCAAATGCAGTTAAGTACTCATGCACTAAACCCCATTCACTTGATTGACAAACAGTGCCAGGACCCGCTTCAAAGACAAACTTGTTCTTCTGAAGAAGGCGCACGAAAGTCAACAAACGTGAACGTACTACGATGCTCCAATCTACTGGAGCACCGGTAAAAAGACGAGTCTTCTTATTATCAATTTTGGTAAAAGAAGTTGCTTCATCTTTTAAATGACCCGTGTAAACAGGAAAAGCACGCTTTCCTTCAGCATACTTTCCCAAAATCTCGTCCACACGTTCCAAAACCTCAGGCGAAAAAGCCACACCTTCTGGATAGAATTCATCAGGGTCTGAATGCAAGAATTTCTTCTTGCTACAAGACCATGGAAAACCCATAGATGTGCTCACATTGAGACGATCCACAAACTTTACGCCAGGAAGACCATTAACGCTGGCACGTGGAGAAAGAAAAACTAATTCTTTTTCCCAGCCAGCAGGTAAACCTGCTAAAATATCCTTTGTGAATTGTTTAACACAGTGTTGTAACACAAGACGATCATGTGTCACATTGGGCTTAACCATCTCAACGATATTTTTCCTCCAAGGTTCCCACCCTGCCATCACTGGAGCACCATATTTAATGGTGTAACCAAAATGATCGCACATGGGATCAGACAAAGGTGTTTCACAAACACGACTCTTTGGTTTGGGCCTAAACCCAGCAAAAGAGCCATAAACGTTAGCAACACCTGTTTCCAAATAACGAACCACACTCTTATGGTGAGGTTCTGTCAAAACTTTGGAATAAACACCACATTCTAACATTGGTGCTCCACCACCCTGAACTTCCACGGTCAAACCGGTAAGTCGTTTCTGGCTAGTAATGAGTTCTTCTAATGCCACTTTTGGCACAAAAAGAAACCCACATTGGTGTCCATACCCTAAAGTATGGATACCTAAAATAACAGGTCCCCGTGGTGTGTCAGCAATAGCTAAACCACCACAATCACCTGCTTTAGTTTCACGTGGTCCAAGACCACAGTAAACGCGCGGCGCAATATTCAACGCTTCGATGGGAAAATTTTCACTCTTGGATAAATTAAATACATCCTGAGTTTCACAATCACCCGAAGCCAAACGTCGAACTGCAAAAGCTTTAGTCACAGGAATAAAATCCTCTGACCAAAACTTGGTTATGTCCTTAAAAGGAGGCATAGAACGAAACTCGATCAGACATAAATCTTGATCGGGCAAACGTACAATGTCTCTAGGCACAACACGAACTGTCATATTATTAGTCACTCCTTGGGAAAGAGTAGACTGAATGACAGTAATGTCATATTCAGCTTCTGTTTCAGCAAAAGCATGATTATTGACAAGACAAAAATGTCCACGAACAAACACAGCTCCAATGCCCAAACGTTTGCCTGAAATTCTGTTATGAATTTCAAGACGAACGCAATTACGACCAAAGAGCTCTCTGGCTCGTGAACTATCAATACCTACCAAACTTTGAGATGCAACAGGTACATCAAATTTGGTAAGCTCAAGTGTGGGATTGTACCACACATTCTGACTTTCTTCTTTCGAAAAGTCAGCTTCAGTAGTGCCATGCATATTACCTTGCACTTCAACTGGTACTTCAACTTCTTCTTCTTCTTTCTTGATACAAGTAGAAGCGAAATATACAGCAGCACCACTGGCAAACATTCCCAAACAAACTAAGAATGCTCTCCATCTTTGGTTATCAGCCCGCAGATCATTCATATGGCCTAAAAGACGCATCTGAATATCTTGTGGATAATATCTCCACACATGCTGCACCAAAAATTTACGAAACATTCTAAAACGTGCAATATACATGTGAAAATTAATCACATATTTAACTGTCAAAATACACATACAAACATTAACAAATGAATTGTACGCCATATTTAGAAAATACTCCGACCAAGTTTCTTCATGATCGGCTTGAACTGCACATTGACAATCACGTGATACCGTCAAACACAATGGACAAACTTGCAAATTGGACATGCCATCATCACAATGCATGCTCTTTGCTTGAATTTCCTCGTGTGTGCGACTCGCTTCACCATAAAATTTCAAAAATTCGGCTGAATTGTGAAAAACCTTTACAGTTTTTAAAGTAGCACGATCACGTTCACCATCAAAATATGGCACCACTTTTTGAACAGTAATTTTCCAAAAATCTGGAAAAGCACCATCAATAGCTGGTAAAGCCGAAGGATTGATAAAACGTCCATTTTCATGGATATATTTCTTCTTCGGCTCCACATGTACAACGAAAGGTAATCTTCGCCGCACTGCAAGTGGACACCAAAAATATTCATGTGCATTCAAATCAGCTGCATTGGTTGTTGCTATAACAACCTTTGCAAGTACAGGGGTTTTACCCTTGTCTTCCAAAGCAGCTTGTGGAGGCACATATGGCACATTATTGATGACATTGAGCATCTCCATCAAAGTTGGATCTGCATCACTTGCTTTCTTAGGTAAAAGAAAAGCAATATCATCCATTTGGATGCACCATTTACTGGAATCAAAATTACTCCAGTATTCATCCGCAGGATTGCGGACATATCTATAATGATCATCACATTCAAGACCATGCAATCTACCATAATAATAGTAAAGCATTTTCGTGAATGTGGACTTGGCGACACTCGAAGTGCCATGCACCAAAACGCCAAAAGGTTGTGTGCGTTCCTTTTGGGACGCTCTTCTGGTAATTTCAGTGTTTTTAAGCAAACGAATTGTTGCTAATTTGCGTTGTAATAACGCATTATCACCACCACTACGAACTTTTGTGTATTTAACATAAGCTTCACCTTTTTCGTACAGATCGTTAATATCTGAAACATAGGTGAAATACGTAGTTCCATGTGGCTTAAGATTGGCGGAAAAAGGAGCCAGAGCAACAACTCTGTCAACTTCTTTCATCCAATCACTATATTCATCACTGGAATGTAAAAAACGAGATACATCACCAGTGAGACGGAAATCATTAATCCGTTCACAAATAAACAATGTGGTGTCAATAACTGACAACCACATTTGTGAGCGAGAAGTTTTGCACTCCATCGCTTTCAGTTCAAATCGTGTATAATCACGATCATTCAAAGTAATACCGAATTTTGTAAGAAAACCTTGAACAAGTAAAAATGTGTAAAGATTTGAAACCTTCAAAAACATTTCACTGTTCGTGGTTGTACTCACAACATCAAAACCTCCACGAAGGAGGTCCAAAAAATCGGTAAATTTGTCACCTTGAACTTGAGGTGACATTATGCTAGTGATCTTCACAAGAACGTCTCTAGCGGCCATACGAGTGGTAAACAATCGATAACCTAAAACTGTGAGCCGATAAAAATCTTCGGTACTCTCACATTTCCGGTACCAATATTGCAATGTAATCACGTGATCTAATTGATCACCTAACCAATTGATTAAATCAACTGCATCCGTACTAGCACCAAGCTTAGCTAAGTGCTTTTTAACAAAGTGTAAAAACACTTCATTACGCGATTCATAAGCGCCGCTTTGTAGCGTCCACTTACTAGTATCTTTTAAGAGCATACGCTCAATATTGACACTATATGAGGTCAAAACCCCATTTTGGGTATAAGAATTGAAATCCATAATAGGATCTTCAAAGTCAACCCGACCCTTATGGTATCGTTGTGTAACGATACCTTCTGGTGTGTAAAACACATCATTACCCAAGAAATTTTTTGCAACAATAGTTACATTATTTTCTTGAGCTAACTTTTTATGCCAAGCATGTTGGCAATTCGCATAAACAATCGTTTCGCCAATGGCGATGCGATTCTTCTTCTTCAGTGAAACAAATGCAGTGCATTTTTCACGGAAGGATTTAGTTGTAGGGCGGTCTTATTGCGTGCCGCATTATCATTAAAATCGTTATTGTTAATCGTATTCATGTTATGTTGTACTCTGGTTTTTAAAACGACGTATTATTTCTCCCGGTCAGGGATATCCAAAATTCGGTTGGGAGCCTAGAACTTGACTTTTACATGTTCTGTATTTTATAAGTTTTTAGAGTGGTCTTACTCATGTGTATGAAAGATCCTCGGTCTCAACTGAGACTGTAATCTATTCCATCTTCTCGATTCGCGTCGTCCATTTTGTTAAGGATCGGAGAGGCGTTTGCAATGTTATACAATCATTTTGGGCAGTGTAAAACTATTCCCACAATAAACAAATAAAAGTTGTATGCCCTAACAGAGGGCAAAAACTCATTTTTATTTTATTTACAAAAATTTTCTGACAAATAAGTACTCAAATTGTTTTCTTTTTAAAAATTTTTACATATATAAGACTCACTGAAAGAGATTGGTTGAACGTATCGTGTTCAAACGTTAATTTTTAAATGATTAATATTTTTGATAAATGTTCTCGCTGCATCAAAAGTATTCCTGGTGCCATGAAGGCCCTATAGTTATTGAGCCCGTCTAGTTAATCTAGATATCGTTCATTCGGGGATTAAATCCCCAATGTGCCAACTCAAAGAGTTGGCAATCGCGCCTTTCGGCCGCAGAAACAAAATGTGTGAA